AAAAGAAAAAATTTATTTTGAGAACTCTTATGCCGCGCGGTAATAGTGGACAGTAGAGACACAACAATGTTTCACTCTAAGTCTCCTAAAGGCCTGTCTGCTTTTGAACGTTTTAACCTACCCCGCAAGTTGGACCTCGCCCTTAAGAAGGACGATGTTGATGCTTTCCGTGAATATGCCGCAAAATTCTATGCCAACGAAGTCCCTCCTGATGAACTAGACCCTGACCATGAACTCATACTCCGGCACTTCAATGAAGAAGAGATTAACACCTCTCTGACAAGCAGCGCGGGGGTGGCCAAGGTCCTCCTTATGACGTTAAAGAGGACTGTCCAATACCCGAAAGACCTAGCAGCTGATCGCCCGGCTGAATTCCGAACCATACTTGGGAGAATCCGCGACAACCTGAAGCTCCAATACCGTTACAATTCTTCTATTTCTTGCCAAAGTCTCCGAACCACATTTGATGAATCTATCGCAAAATTGGACACCCTTGCATCCGACCCACCGGTCGAGTTGAAGCGGCTCCTAGACGCCTTCACGTTTTGGTCTACACTAGTCGAGAGACTCCCCACTGGATTTATCAGGTCAGATCAGCGATCCTATGAGCAAACCAAGTCCTTGGTCGACATAATTGTATCGCGGAAATTCAACGTCGTCGAAATCCCAGGACTTCATTTGATCCTCACATGGTCTAGGAACACATGCCTCCTCGAGATGAATGGCTGTCGGTATCTTCTCCCTGGGCTGAGCATCCAGGAAATTCACAACAAGATCAGCGATATGCTATCAGTAACGGTCTTCAGCCTGTTTTCCCAAGGCTCTTATCTACCTGAGACTGCAACTGACACCACCCTAGAATTCATCACACTGCTCTGCAAATGCCATGCCTACCGCCCCAATCCTTTCTTCAACCTGGCCGGTGACTTGGAGGCTCTAGTCATTGGTGAAATCATCTCTAAATCCGAGGAGTGGGAAAACAACGCCTTCAAAGAGACCATCGTCAAAGACTTGAAAGAGGAGTATAAAGAGAACATGACCGTCTGGACGCCTGACGAAGACAGAATACTCGAAATCCTGGAGGAGGCACCTGTTCCATTCACTGCCGAGCTCGGTTGTCTGACGAAGATCACGGGCCACCCGATCTCGGGC